GCGATTGCAAGTAGGTCATATTGAGACGGATAGGCAAACACACCATACACCGCACATTCAAGAGCAACGACCATAATTACAAGACCGACAATAAGACCGATGAGCTTCCAGTTGAACCAGTACTTATCAAACATTGAACTATCCTCTCTACTATTGGATGATAGATATAATATACACTATTCCATACCTTGCAAGGTCGAGAATTAACTGATATATCAATTGATTAAATAAAGAAAATACCCTCCAACTGGAGGGTATTTAAGCTAGTCGGTGTTCCGTTCATAAAACTTGCAAGTTTTTCTGGAAGTCCCCTCAATCCGCACTGGCATATCAACTGGTATACCAATAGCAACAATGTAGTCATACACATCGTCAGACGTGCAAGCATAGATGAATCCATTATATTCAGTTTCAATCATGCGTGACCAACGGCACATTTCACATTTCTTGCACATATCGAACTCCTTAAATATCAAATAGCCTTATTGCTATTTGTTGATTACATCATAGCATACCCAATAGCAAATGGTCAATGAGTATACTAGTATATCAGTTGCGGGATTCAGGACCATCGATGTGTTCCGCTGTCAATAGCTTGTGAAATTTCTTCATACAATCTCCACATTTCGTCTGGCCATATTTGATAGTCTTCCATCTTAATAATAATAATAACTAATGCAATTTAGGCTGTCAAGTCCTTTCATAAAAAACACATAACTTTTTCCGCACAAAAAAAGAGGACTACTCGTCCCCTTTTTTAACTATCCAGTAACCTCCCCGATTAGTTGTGATAAATATTACATCCAGTCCGAAGAGGTCATCAACCATAGTCCGCATTTTATTGAACTCTTCTACACATTCAGTGCGGCCACTTCTAGCTAGCTCATAGGTGGAGTTCAGCCAATTAGTGAGGTTAGTAAGGTCGATGGCTGCGTTCATGATGTTTCCTAACTACTAGTATCCTTTAACTACTAATAGTATAGAAGAGGGGTTGAACTATGTCAACCCCTCCACAATTCCTACTTATTCTTCTTTTTCCTAGCTGCATACACCCATCCTTGACCCAACGTGCAAGGCATGGCCGCATGACGCTTGAAACAATTCATCAAGATAAAGTGTTCAATCTCACTATCATTAAGAGCAGTATGACGTTCCGCAAATTCAATGTTACCAGTAAGATATTTGAAAACAGTTTCAGCGGACGTGCTAGGATTCTTCTTTTCCGAGAGAAGGCCATTATCAATGCAGAAATTAACATATTTATTAGTGGCCGTGATAGCCTTACCAGCGATAACCCAAATATCACGCCACATATTGCAAGGAATAAATTCTTTAACGAACCCATTAGAGAAATGATTAATGGTGAAATTCAGTGCTCGCATATCGAATCCCGCATTATAAGCGAACACATCCCCAGCCTTGATACCATACTCTTTAATATCATTGTTGAAAATATTCCACATTTCAAGAGTAGTAGAATGAACCCACTCATTCCCTTTATTCTCGTGGTACATCGGGAGCTTTTCAGCGTAGTAAGCTGTTTCCATAAGAGAAGGATTAGAGAATACATCGTCATTGATGAATGAACGCTTAACTACAATGTTTCCTTTAGTATCGGAAATGACATAGCCAAAATCATAGACAAGACAAGTGGAGAAGGCTTTAGCGCGGTTAAGAGAAGTGGTTTCAGTATCAACAATAGCAACGTAACGCATTTCAGATTCCTTCCAGTAATTGAAATTCGTTTTTGAATTTCATTACTAATATAATATCATTTCTAAAGTAGAAATCAATTTCAATTTTGAAATTCATTTCTCATTCACAAATTTCATTTTAGAGAATGATTTCAAGATTGAACTAGAACACATCGATTCTAATCAATGTAAGTGTATCGTGGACGACGGTTCAAGCGGATGAACCAAACGAGCCGGAGAAGATAGTTAACCATAGTGAACACTTCCTACTACCATAACTAATACTGTAAATATAATAGTAGATTCTAACATCGGATTCAATCCCATCATATTTCATTCACAAGTTTCAATTTGTGTAGAAGATATGAACTCCATTGACTTCCTCAATGGTCATGGTATTATATAGTTACAGTCCAGAGACGAAACATCAAATAGATGCAGTCCGTAGTGGTTGGGATTTATTTAGCTACAGGAATGGTCCCGCACATCAAAACACGTACTACTTTATCTAGCTAAAACACTAAGAGACTGTTCAAACCTCTAATAGTTTAAGGATTTATGTGTGCGGCATTTGTGTAGAGTTTGTGAAGGGCTTGATTTTTGTTAGCCCTTCTGGTATAATTTTCTGCCCAAATACGATACTTAACTATTCAATCTTTTATATGTTACTCTTGGAGCTACATTAGATCGCACTCCATCACACTACAGTGTAGTATACTACTGGTAGTTGCTAGTGTGTACTAGTGATCTCTTTCTTGTAATATACTACACTGTATCTAGTGATAGTGTTACATGTGTGTGTGTGGTGCTACTGTTTCACGTGGAACAATAGCGGACAAGTGAGGGGAGTAGATGCGACCTACTCCCCTCGATGTGCTAGTTCAGGTTGTAGAGCGTCTGACTCCCTACCTTGCACTTGACTACTTTACCCATCGTGATAGCCTGACGCATGACTGCTACTGCCTTCTGACTAGTGTTGATACCTTCGACGTTGGAGGCCAGCTCTTTGGCGGTTACTCCCTCGTGGTCAAGCATGTAGGCCACGGCCTTCTCTGCAAGGGCGATGTTCTCAAGCTGTGCCTTAGTCGGGCCGTCGCTCTTCTTCTTGGGCTTGATAGCAGTCTCATGCATCTTAGTGAGCTTAGCGACCAGCTCGGTCATACCAGCCTTGTCGGCTAGCTCGATGGCCTGAGCGAGAGCCTGAGCGTTGGTGAGGGACTTAGTGGTGTTAGTCATAGCGACTACCTTCCTTCCGTAAGGGGTACTTCTTGTTCCCCCTTGCTGACTATTACTATACGCTTCTCTGTCAGGGTTGTCAACGAGATTTCTTCTTCTACATATTTCCTACACATTTGGATTAGTTAGCTTTGGTGAACTAATTTTGCATAGAATCGTACTAATATTGGATATTCAAAAACAGGTCTGTTTTATGCAGATGGTTCACATCGATGATAGTTGAAATCTTGATAGGTTCTTCCATCGATACACTTCGATGTTTGATGTTGAGGGAATTTTCAGGTTAAGTTAACCGCGGTGAACTCCACATCAAAAAATAGATAGTTAAAATTTTTATGCGGCGGCTGGCCGTGGTCGGCCTTCCGCGGCTCCGCGCCTGCGGCTCGCCCGCCGAGCGACCCTCCTGAACATATCGATGCTCCTCAATTTTATGAATCGATAGGTATAGATATGTTGCCAGAACTCTCGGCAGAAATTCTTATAGGACTAATATATTAGTTGGTAGGGGCGTATATGGAGGATCCTTATAGAATCTTTTCAGAAACCTGAAAACGCCACACAAAACCGTCAAAAACAAACTCTTTTATTTTACTAGCAAAAATGGAAAATAAAATTATTTTTCGCCATATTATAAAATTTTAATTTCTCGTTGACAAATGTCATAATCTATGATACAATATTCTCAATGACCAATAGGAAAGGAGTAAAATTGCATTTAGACTACTCTTTATCCACAAAAGAAGAAAGAAAACAATATGTAGATAATCTACTTGAAAATACCAATCCAGAACAATTAACAGACAAATATCTACAATATATATCAGATTATCTTCTTTTTGTGGCTGATAAAAATCAAACTAAAAAAGAACAGGCAGAAGAATATCCAATCACTACCCGCAATAGAGAAGCTACCCTCAATAAACGTCAAGTATCTTTTGACGAAATGGTAGACCTCTATGAATATGGTGAAGATTCTCTGCACGCAATAATCACCAACGATAAAAATCAAATCATGGATCCTAAAGATCCCATCACCGCAGACGATATGCGGACAGTGCCTGGTTTGCGGGAAATTATACAAACCATCGATGCTCTAAATAATCGACTTTTAAGTGCCACAGGAAAAAACAAATACAATATTAAAAAGCAAATTATTGAAATGTGGAAACAAGCTTACATTTTGCGGGCATCAGCTAAGGGGGGAGTAGGTAAGGGAAAAATATCTCCAACTCATAAAGACTATACTACCCTTAAGATTGAGGAAAATATATATTTCGATTCAGAAGGATACCCTGTTTCAGATTCACCTATATCCTTCCTTTCCGCAGATAAAGTATCCTATCTATTAACAAATTATGCAGACCTAAAGAAAGAAACTGGAGAAGAAGTTAATTGTGATATGTATTCTGTTCTTCTAGATTTTGAAGGCTTAGTAGAACGAACACTACTTCCTAAGTATCCAATGTTCTTTGATGTGATGGTGCGGAAAATCAATAAATATTCAAATGCAGAAATTAAGCAATATCTGGAAAATACTTATGGAACTATCCACACTGAACAATATATCTCAACTCTTTGGAAACAACGTATTCCAAAGATGATTGCGGAAAAGGCTCAGGAAGAATATCTCCTATGGTATTACACAAATATTGAAAAAGGCAATTGGAAGACTTGCCGCAAATGCGGAGAAACCAAGTTAGCACATCCAATTTTCTTCTCCCGAAATACTTCTTCAAAAGACCATTTTTATAGTGTCTGCAAAGAATGTAGAAAGAAGGCGAACAATGCCTAAAGAAGCACAAGCAACTATAGTATGCGAAGAGTGCGGACGTGAGAAACCTTGTACAGAATTTTACAAGTCTCCTCGCACTCTTCCAGAGGGTGTTAGATACCCAGTTTGTAAAAGATGTTTAACTAAAGACATTGATAACCGCAATCCTGAAACATTTATGCCACTATTGGAGAAATTTGATTTACCATATATTGAGAATCAATGGATTCAGATGACAAATAAAATCTTCTTAAAGAATCCAGGTAAGTTCGGGCCATCTTCAGTATTTGGTCACTATTTGCGGCAAATGAATATGACTCAATTTAAAGATTATCATTTTGCGGATTCAGAATCATTAAATAGTCCAAAAGTATCAGAAGAAAATAAAGAAAAGCTAAAAGAAATAGCAGAAAAGAAATTAAAAGCTGGTAAAATTACCGAAGAAGAGTATGAAGATATGATTCAAGGTAGGGATAAGAAAGAGAAATTCTTAACAGAGGAAGATGTAGATTTACTAGCACTAGAAGAAGAAAAAAATAAAAAAATGCTAAACGTAGTATCAACTCCACAGGTTGATGAAGCAACTATTGCGAAAGAACTCACTGGAGAAGATATTCAATACCTAGCAGTAAAGTGGGGCATATCATATACTCCATCAGAGTGGGTGCGGCTAGAGGACCTCTACCAAAAGTATGCAGAGGAATATGAGCTTAATGTTGACCGTGAAGAATCTGTCCGCAAGATTTGCCGCACATCGTTAAAGATGGACCAAGCACTAGATATTGATGATACACAATCATATCGCAATCTTTCTTCTGTCTATGATCAGTTGCGGAAATCAGCACGTCTAACAGAAGCACAGAATAAAGAGGAACAAGGAAGAGAGATTGATTCTATTGGTCAACTAGTATCTTTTGTAGAACATGAAGGAGATATTATTCCCCAGCAGTTTGACCCAATAGAATATCCGCAAGATAAAATAGACTTTGTTATTAATGACTTACAAAATTATGTAAGTAATCTTGTGCGGGATGAACTTGGTCTTGGCGACCTTATTGAATCCTTCATTGAGAAGGCTGATAAACAAAAAGAAGAAACAGTTGAAAATATTATGAAGGGTGGATTTAATAATTCCGCAAATCTTGAAGAAGAGGAAGAGGAATTTGACCCAGAAGCATATGAGGATGAAGCTTTCAGACTCATGGAAGAGTTTGGACTTTAATCATGGCATTATCAAATTTACTTAAAACTGCCAATAGCAATAAGAAAGGTGGTAAGGTAGAAGTTGATAAAATTAAGATTGTAGAAAATCTATCTTACTATCAAAAACTTATTGACTATTGGAGAAAATATCCAGATAAATTTATTGATTATCTATGTTCATTAAATCCAAATAATACTTTTAAACTAATGTTTGTTCAAAGATTGTTGTTGCGGATTTTGCTTAGATATAAGACAGTATTTGCGGTCTTTAGTCGAGGTTTCTCTAAATCATTTATTTCTGTTCTAGCCCTAATGATTAAATGTATTCTGTATCCTGGCGCAAAAGTAACCACTGTCGCTGATGGCAAATCGCAGTCAGCGATGATCCTTGGAAGCAAGATAATTGAATTATGTACATTAATTCCTGCGCTAAAACAAGAAATTGAATGGGATACAAGAGGTAAACTTGGAACAACTTCTCAAACAAAAGATACTGTTTCATATCTTTTTAAGAATGGAAGTCAACTGTCTAACTGCGCAATTAGTGAACATACTCGTGGTGCGCGTTTTCAATCTCTACTTGCGGAAGAGGTTGCAAAGGTTGACCAAGAAGGATTCAACCAAATTATTATGCCAACATTGGTAGTTAGTAGACAAATTAATGGTCATTCAGACCCAAATGAAGTATTAAATCAATCTGCTATCTTTGTCACATCTGCAGGGTTAATATTTAGGCTCTGCTAAAATTCTTCTAATTGCTGGGACATCTTTTATTTATTAGATAAAAAGACAATCAGCAGCGAAGCTATTATTTTATAATAGAACGTTCAACGACCAGTGCATAGCACGTACATCATAAGCTATTGATGGTGGAAACGGAGAATATGCGTAAAACGCATAAAGATATGGTCTAATCTGCATGGTGACATGCAGCAGTTCATTAGAGAACGTGCGAGAATCAGCGAATCTCGTAGAATACAAATGTTAAGAATACTTTCAGCTATGATAAATTAATTGATACCCTTTGCCGCATGGTAGCTAGACCCAAAGAAGCCTTTATTCTTGGTGGTGACTGGAGAATACCAGTAGTCGAAGGATTGCAACCAGCTAACTTTATTCAAAATCAAGAATCAGATATTTCAGTTGATGCTACTGGATTTGAAAGAGAGTTTGAATCAAAATGGTCTGGAACTATCGATGGTGCATTTTTCTCTCCAGATGCCTTTGACCGCAATAGAGTACTAAATCTTGCTGAAGATAAATACAATAAAAAGATTTCTGATAAATCTTATTATATCATGGGCGTTGATGTCGGCAGACTTGGGTGTACCACTGAGGTAATTGTAATCAAAGTTACTCCTGTTAAAACTGGTGGACCTCCTCTTAAGCAAATAGTAAATCTATATTCTTTCGAGGAAGAGCACTTTGGTTTGCAGGCAATCGAAATTAAGCGAATTTTTAAACGATTTAAATGTAATATGTGCGTCGTCGATGCCAATGGGTTAATATCTTAGCTCATGTAAAACTCCTTTAATTGCTGGGAACTCCTATATGGGACAATCAGCAGCCAAGAATCAAAATTGATATTATTAACAAAGCATCTTATTGGGAGCTTATAATGAAAAGTATAATTAATAGCAAATATCCTTTAAAATATATCTATAAAGTTACTGAGGATGGAAAAATTTTTAGCGAAAGAACCAATAAATTCTTATCCACTAGACTAGATAAAGATGGTTATGAGAAAGTATCTCTTGTATGTTGTGACAATAAAAGACATTCTTTTTCTGTCCATCGTTTAGTTATGGAAAATTTTTCTCCTATTGAAGGAATGGAAAATTTACAAGTTAATCATATAGATGGTAATAAAATCAATAACAATTTATCAAATCTTGAATGGTGTACCTGTAGAGAAAATATTGACCATGCTATTAAGAATAATTTAAGAGCACCTCAATTTGGTGAGCATAATCCAGCTTCAAAAATTTCAGAAGAACAAGTAAAAGAAATTATTAATTTACTACTTACAAAGCAATATTCTGGAGCTGAAATTGATAGAATGTATGGATTATGTAAAGATTATGCTAATTCTATAAGAAGAAAAGAAAGATGGAAATATTTAACAAAAGATATAAATTTTGATTAAGGTTCAACGACTATTCTGAAAAGAAGTACATCACAAGCGGTTGGTGATGGAAATGGGGAGCTTTTATATTTAATATAAAAGAAGATATAGTCTAATCTATATGGTAACATATAGCAGTTCATAAGAGAACGCAGCTATCGTAGCGAAATAGCTGGAATATAATGTAGGTGCCGGGCTGGTTGACTTTTTAGTTACTGACCAAATTGACCCAGAAAATGATGACAACTTATATAATATGGGTGTATATAACGATGAAGAGAAAAGATATAAACAATATGAAACAGCAGATACAATTAAAAATGCTTTATATCTTATGAAGGCTAATACTCAAATAAATTCTGATTTATATGCATATCTTCAAACTCAAATGTCATCTAATAAACTTAAATTTCTTATTGATGAAAATGTAGCTAAAAATAAACTTGCGGCCATGTCGCAGTATAAGACAATGACGCCAAGACAAAGAGAAGCATATATTCGTCCATATGTAATGACTACAATTCTTAAAACTCAACTTCTAAACCTTGTACAAGAGAATGAAGGAGCAAATATTATCTTAAAGCAGTCTGCCCGCAAGATTCCCAAGGATAAAGTATCTGCTTTAATTTATGCTCTCTCTTGGACTAAGCTTCAAGAAGATAAAAGGCATCAAAGGAAAAGTAGAGATTTAAGTGGATTAATGCTTTTTACAAAAAATTAGGGCAAATATACGTTAGAAATGTAGACCTATTTTTATAATGTAATAGAGTGACCAATAGCCAGGTTGTTTTCACTTGGCTATTGGCTTTCCGTTTTAGAAGGAGGTGCGGACAATGCGTAGCTCAGAACTGGAGTGCATAGTCTATGATATTCTTACTGAGAATGATGTACCATTTGAAGAAGAATATGAATTTCCAGACCTTATTGCTTCTAGTGGAAGAGCTTTGCGCTTTGACTTTGCCTGCTTCGATGATGCTGGCGACCTCGATTATTTAATTGAGGTGCAAGGACGGCAGCATTATAGTCCTGTTGGCAAATTTGGTGGTGCTAAAGCTGTCAAAAGGCAAAAATATAATGACCTACAGAAAAGAAAGTATTGTCAAAAGAACAATATTCCATTGGTAATTATACCATATACTGATTTCAATTCTAATAAAGTCAATTATGAATATATAATGATGAAGGCTGGTTACTAAAGGAGGTGGAATTTGGCAACCGTTAAGGACAAAAACGAACGAGATTTCCGCTTAGTCAATGCCACCTCGCAAGAAAGAGCTTCTCTAGATTTCAATAAGATTAAGGTCGGTAAGAAAACATTAGCTAATGATGTTACATTATCATTAGATTATATGTCAAAGAAACAAAATCGATATATTCAAGTTGATAGACTAGAAGATGCTATTAGAAATAAAGACTACCAGCAATTGCGGGCTATTTCTAATTATTTCTTTGATAAAAGTGGTATTTATTCTCGTCTTTGTCGTTACATGGCATTTCTTTATAGATATGACTGGTTTATTACTCCATTAGTTTATGATAACAAAATCAAAGATGATAAAGTTATTGAAGGATGGTATAAATCATCAACATATCTAGAGAACTGCAATCTTAAGAAAGAGTTTGGAGAAATTGCATTAAAAGTAGTTAAGAATGGCTGTTTCTATGGCTATAAACTTACACAAAAATCTGCGGCATATCTCCAAGAACTCCCTGTAGACTACTGCCGTTCACGGTTTGAAATAAATGGTAAACCAGCGGTAGAGTTTAATATTAAGTATTTCAATGATGCGTTTGCAGATATGCAATATCGTTTAAAGGTACTAAAGATGTTCCCCAAGGAATTTCAGAAGGCGTATCTTGAATATCAAAATGGAACCTTACCAATCTTGTTTCAAGGCGATGAGAGAGGTTGGTTCTTGTTAGATGCCAATAGCGCGGTAAAATTTAATCTAAGTAATAGTGATGCGCCACTATTCATATCGGTTATTCCCGCGATTATTGACCTCGAAGATGCAAAAGAACTAGACAAAAAGAAAATGGAACAACAAATTCTGAAAATTATTATTCAGAAGATGCCAATAGATAAGAATGGTGACTTAATTTTTGACGTTGAAGAAGCTCAACAGCTCCACAACAATGCAGTTGCTATGCTTGGAGATGCTATTGGTGTTGATGTTCTAACAACATTTGCGGACGTTGAGGTAGCAGACCTTTCTGATAAAGGCAATCAATCTTCAACTGACTGGCTTGAAAGGATGGAACGTTCAGTCTTCAATGCCGCAGGTGTTAGTCAAAATCAGTTTAATACTGATGGTAATATTGCACTTGAAAAATCTATTGCCAATGACGAAGCTACTATGTTTAGTTTAATTTTGCAATTTGAAGAGTATGCTAATTCTCTTCTTGCTCCATATAACAAGAATCCAAAGAGATTGGCATATAAAGTACAGATTCTTCCTACTACTGTTTACAACTATAAAGATTTGTCTAAGCAGTACAAGGAACAAACAATGCTTGGTTTCTCTAAGCTACTTCCGCAAGTTGCTCTTGGACAATCTCAATCTACTGTTATGGCAACTGCTTACTTTGAAAACCAACTTATGCGGCTCGATGAACTATTTATTCCGCCGCAAATGTCATCTACTACTAGTGGTAAAGAAAGTAGTAGTGAAAAATCTGGTACTCAAATTTCAGATGGTAATACTGGTGGAAGACCAGAACTACCTGATGATGAAAAATCTACTAAAACAATCCAAAACATAGAGGCAGGAGGTTAAATGTCACTAAAGAATAGGTCAGAAGTATCTACCATTAGTTCTCCTGAATTTATTAATCTTCAGCCTTTGGATATTAATCCTCTCATGTCACAATGCCAAATTAAGGTTTTCTATTTAGGTAAGAACCGCAACGGGTCTTATATTACTCGTGAGGTTGCTGATGAAATGGCTAAGACCTTACGTGGTGCGCCAATTGTTGCTGCTTGGTATGATAATAAGCAAGACTATGGCGATCATGGGCATGTAATGACTATTGAGAATGGTGAAGTTTCTTTTTCTTGCAAGACTGTTCCATATGGTTTTGTAAGTCCTGATGCAGAAGTATGGTATCAGCAATATATTGATTATGATGAATTTAATAATGCAATTGAGCGTACTTATCTTTGCACTACTGGTTATCTATGGCAAGGGCAATTCCCTGAGATTGATAAAGTTATTAATGAGGGACAGCCGCAGTCTATGGAACTTGATGAAAACTCAATGCATGGTCATTGGGCAGAAGACAGTAATTCAGGTGTAGAATTTTTTATTATAGATGATGCTACTTTTAGTAAGCTGTGTATTCTTGGTGATGATGTGGAACCTTGTTTTGAAGGAAGTTCCGTCGAAGAGACGCAATTCTCAATGGACAAAGAATTTACACGCACACTATATAGCATGATGAATGAATTAAAATTTGCTTTGAAGGACAAAGGAGGGTCGAGTATGCCAATTGACGAGGAACTTGAGCCTACTGAAGTCGTAGAAGAAGAGGTCGAAGAAGTTGCTTCTGATAATGAGCACGAAGTCGAAATCGAAGAGACTACAGTAGAAGTTGAAGAATCCGCAGATGCGGCTGATGACGCTACCGATGACGAAGAGAGCGAAGAAGATAGCGAAGACGGTGATAACGAAGACACCGATTTTGCTTGCGGCGATAAGGACAAGAAGAAGTACGCCGATGAAGAGGATGAAGATAAGGAAGAAGATGAAGCTGAGGAAGAGGTAGAAAAGGACGAAGAAGATAAGAAGTCCAAGCCTGAGCCTAAGCCCGATCATTCTCTTGCAGAAGCATTTGCCGCTCTAAAGGACGAATTTGAAGCTGTTAAGGCTGAAAAGATTGCTCTTGAGAATGAACTTAATTCTCTTCGTGATTTCAAGCTTCGTTGTGAAAATGAGAAGAAAGATGCTCTAATCAACCAATATCATATGCTAGATGAAGCTGATAAGGCTGATGTTATTGAGCATAAGAACGAGTACTCTTATGAGCAAATTGAAGAGAAGCTTGCACTAATTTACGTTAAGAAGAACGTCAACTTTAATACTCTTGATGGTGTTGAAGCAGAAGTTGAGGAATCTATTGAAGATCCCGCACTTGCGTTCTCTCTAGATAATGAGACGGGGAGTTTCGTTCCACCTATTGTAGAATTACTCCGTCAGCAAAAGAATAAATAAATAAGGAGGAAAGTAAATGGCTACTATTAAGCGTGAAGGGTTTGGTGTCGTTGAGCCAAATCACCTATCTGCTTCTTATACTGGTCAGGTTTTCGCCCAGCTCCCCGCAGCCGAGAGCATTGACGTTCTTGAGAACGGCATGTTTGTCAAGTATGACTATGCTAAGGGTGAGGTCAACTTTGATGGTGACGGCGAGTTCATGCTAGTTTTCAACGAGGAAAAGCTTTATGATGAGCGTAAGCAGTCTCACAAGGATTATGCTATGCAGCGTGCCGACTTCTATGACGGCGTTATGGTTCCTCGTGTCTTCAAGACTAATGTTGGCGATATTATGACCACCAATACTGTTGCCGAAGCTGAATATGCTGTTGGTGACAAGCTCACTCCTGGTTCTGACGGCGTTCTTGCCGCTGGTGAGGGTGATATGGTCTGGCAGGTTGCTAAGGTTTATACTATGCCTGATGGTCAACCTGGTCTTAAGCTTCAGCGTATTCTTTAATTGAAAAGGAGGGAACAATAGTTATGGTAAATTACAATGACCTACGCAGTCTTGCCAAGGCTGCTGTCAAGGCAGATAAGAACGCAGCTGTTGCATACTCCTTTGAGAGCAATGGCAACACCGAGACTTGGAACGCAGAAGAGGTTAATGCTGCTCTTCGCGCTCAGATGAACGAACTCGTTAGCGATTATGCTGCTTATCGTGAAAATAAGAATCTTGTCTTCCGTCTAATCGAGGAGACTATTGATGATGTTCTTCCCGCTAAGGTTGAGCAACAGTACATGGAATTTGCGGATGTCCGCACTGTCGCACAAGGCGATAAGGCTATCTTCCGTCAGCGTATCACCGAAGCTTCCCGCAAGCGTGCTAAGACCTTTGTAACCAAGGTCGGTCTTGCTGGTCGTTATGAAACCTTCATGCTCGATGGTCGTGAGATTGAAGTTCAGACTTCTGCTATTGGTGCTGCTTGCCGCATTGGTTTTGAGGAGTTCCTTGATGGCCGCATCCAATTCTCTGACCTTACTTCTGTTATGCTCGAAGGCATGGATGAGTACATTTATCAGGAGATTGCTAAGGCTCTAGAGTCTGCTGTTGAGAATCTTCCTACTCCTAACAAGGCAGTCGTTGCTGGTTTCGATGAAGGTGTCATGGATGAGCTTCTCGCTATCGCTGATTCCTATGGCAAGTCCACTATTTACTGCACCTTTGAGTTTGCTTCCAAGATGAAGCCTGTCAATGCTCAGTGGGCTAACTCTGATATGAAGGGTGAACTCTGGCACAAGGGTTGGCTTGACAATTACAAGGGTCACACCATTGTTATTCTTCCTCAGTCCATGACTGATGAAACCAATACTGAGAAGGTCATTGACCCTGCCCAGTGCTACATCATTCCTACTGGTACTGAGAAGCCTGTCAAGCTCGTCTTTGAGGGTCAAACCTGTGTTGCTGAGCAGGAGAATCTCTCCGACTGGAGTCACGAGCTTCACACTTATAAGAAGTTTGGTGTTGCTACCGTCCTTAACAACTGGATGTGCAGTTATCGTAACACCGACCTCAAGCGTAGTTCTCGCGCCTAAGTTGTTACTGTAGTGTTAAGATAAGTAGAGAATAGCTATCGCGGCAATAAATCTTAAGCACGGTTAAAACCATCTATGCACCGATAGCTATGCTTATCTTGCATTATTCTATATACCAAGAGGGGAACAGATTAAGTTTTGTTTCCCTCTTATTTTATAAAATGGAGTTAAAAGGAGATTAAAAATGGCAGTTAATGATACTGATATGATTGTTGTTAAGAATATGACTGATTGTATTGTTGGTTTTCGTGACCAAATGAGCAATCGTCTATATTCTTTTAGCCCAAATCAGCCAATGACTATTTCTGCGGGAGTTCTTCGCGCACTTTCTTATTCAAGTGGCGGTCTAGAGCTTCTTCAGAATTATCTTTCAGTAGGCAATGACGAACTACGAGAAGAGTTTAATATTCCATCTGATATGGTAGAATATGATTGGGACCAAAAGAAGGTTGATGAAGTTCTTCTTACTGGTTCTCTTGATGAACTACTCGATGCTCTTGATTTCGGTCCTACTGGTATAAAGGAACTAATTGTTTCTCGCGCTGTCGCGCTTGAACTTCCAGATGTTCATAAGCGTGAAGCAATTCAAGAAAAGACTGGTTCTAATATTACTAATATTATTGCGGCAGCTAAGACTAATGAGGAAGATGAGAAGGCTGCTCCTACTACTCGCCGCCGCACTACTACAAAGAAAACAACCTCTGGCCGCAGAACTTCTACTGCCGCCAAGTCAGAATAAAAATAGATAATGGAGGTGCGGATAATGGATAATGAAAATCTTGAGACAGAAGATACTGATAATCTTGAAACCGTACAGCCTACCTGCACCTCTTTTCAAGAGATGTATGATTTCTTCCTAGCTGGTATTACCGATGATATGTTTATGGAACTTACCAAGGAAGATACCCAGGCTATGCTAGAGGAAATTCTTATTGCGGCCATGCCGAATTTTGAATTTCCAAGATGGGAAGACCCTTTTGATTTAGATTTAGTCAATAAAGAATTTACTACTCTTCTAACTACAGAAGAAAAATTAATTATTCGTTGCTATATGATTAGCGAGTGGATTAGTTTTCAATTAGCTACTATTGATTTAATTAGACAAAAATATAGTGGTAGCGATTTCAAATTCACAAGTCAGGCCGCACATATGAAGCAACTTTCTTCTTTAAAGAAGGAATATGAATCTAAGGGATTCCATTTGCAACGAGTCTATTGCCGCAGAGCAAAGGACAAGAATGGCCGTTATCGTTCAACCTTCGGGAAGATAATGGAGCCAATAGAATGATAACTGTTTATGATACTTATGTTTCTAACCAAGAGGTTAATGATAACTTAAGCAAGCTATGTAACAGTATTTTTAAATTATTACCAATGAAAGAAGAGGGAACAGATTGGGAAAAGCCACTTGAAACTATAGTTATTGAAGTTTTAGGTATGAAAGAACTTTTTCCAGACCTTTCTTATCTATTAACACTAGCTTGCAAATTAGAAGGACTATATGCGGCTAGAGAAGAAATTGAATTTCCGTTATATCGGCGCACTATTTTTGAGTGCTGTTCTCTAGTAAGTAAAGCGAGGGAACAATGTCAAGACAAACATTAGCCGCTAGAATACAGTACATGGGTGGTAATCAAATTGATAGAATGAATAAGCAAAAGCTTAATTCTTTAAAGTGGGCATTAAAAAATGACTATAATTCCCGCATGATTAAATTGCCGAACGGTACTGCTACAAGATGTTTAATTAATACCAGTAAATTAACGGCGGATTTTGATAAGAAATATATTTCAATTCCATTTGATTCTCAACTACAAGCAGGAGATACTTTTGAGTGCTTAGATGATAATACTCATTGGTTAGTATATCTTCCTTCTTTAACTGAAACTGCTTATCTGCGGTCTGAAATCATTAGATGCAGATATAAACTTGATGTAGATGGTGTTGATTATTGGATTTATTTTCAAGGTTCTACAGAAACAAAGATTGACTGGGAAATTAAGAATAATATTAACTTTAATGAATTAAATATGTCTGGTACTATTTATATTAAAAATGATGAGCGCACTAGAAATTATTTCCATCGTTTTAAAAAGATTAATATCGATGGTAATACTTGGCAAGTAAGTATTGCAGATTCAATTACAGTGCCTGGTATTCTAGAGTTAGAAGTTAAAGAAGCATTTAATAATACTCAAGAAGAACTTCCAAAAGTCATTAGTGAAAAAGAAGATAATAACAATTATATTATTGGCAAGACGCTAGTGCGGCAAGATGGAGAGTATGGTTATCAAATTGATTCTTCTAAATATATTGAAGATGCTACTTGGTCTATCTTAAATAATCCTAGAGTAAAACTTATAGGTACTTATCTTGATGGGCATACTTGCAAAGTTAAAGTAGAGCCAGGTGCGGTAAAGAATTTTACAATTAGATATGGAACTAATGATGATTATATTGAACAAGAAATTAAGATTGATGTTGCACCATATCTAATCTCTGGTCCGCAAATTGTTTATCCTTATGAAACATATACTTATACTTCTTCTATTGGAGGAGTATTTACTATTAATAATACTAAGATAGCTAAGATTGAAGAACAAGATGAAAACAGTTGTACTGTTAAGATTTTGACTGGTAAAAAGAATAACTTTATTCTTTCGCTTGAATCAGTAGAGCAAGACGAAAAGCTATGGGGACTTCTTGAACTACCAATTGAAATTAAATCTTACTAAAAGGGAGGTACTAAATGAGAATAAAGGCAGCTTGTGTAGCGAATGATTTTAAGAGTACCTTCTTATCTTGCGAAAAAGACCAAGAGACAATCTGGAAGAAACTATTTTTTGAGAATCGTCCTTATAGTGACCAGCTTAAAAGACTTCTCTTAATTAATAATTCAGATTGTCTTGATGATACTCAAGCTCAATATCAAAAAATAATTGATAGCTATAGTATCAATGATATGGTTGATAAAGGTTATCTTAAAGTTGTTCCAAAGTTTGACTTTGGAGAATTTGAAGAAGTCAAGAATTATATACTTCTAGAATTTGATGATTTTACTCCTACTGAGAATCCTCAATTCCGCAATTGCGTTATTAGTATTACCATTATGTGTCATCTTGACTATTGGAAGCTAGATAACTATAAATTGCGGCCGCATCAAATTGCTGGATATATTGATGGTATTTTAGATAATTCTAAATTAAGTGGTATTGGTACTCTCCAATTTATGGGAGCTTCACAGGTTATTTTAAGTGAAGAGCTTGGAGGAATATTACTACGATATGTTGCTACTCATGGCTCTGATGATTATATTGAGACTGAGGAGTAATAATGATTTATAAAGGAGATATTGGTTTATATTTATCTGGTGGACCAGTTGTTGTGCCGTGGTGTGGCATCTATATTACGCAACCCAGAATTAAAGATATTAGTCAATTTGGAGAACAAAGTTTTTTTATGGCTCTATCTTTACTTACAAAAACAGACCGATATGCAAAGGATATTAAAAAGGGCAATTCTCAATTAGAAGATATGTCAGATTTTCAAATATTAATGTTAATGGTTGAAGCACAACCTATGGAGATTAAACCTCTTATGGATAAGTTCTTCAAGTTAGTCTGTCCCTCCTACAAGGTAAAGTATTCAAAAAATACTATGGATTTTTTTCAAGATATAGATGGTGAGAGTAGAAGAGTTGGACAGATTACTCCATTTAACTTTGAAAGATTACAATTAGTAATTAGAGAATTGTTTTCTGTTGAAAGTAGTGATGAAGATTATAATCCAGCTAATGAAAAAGCAGAAGAAATTATGAGGAAGATTCAGGCTGGCAAAGACAAAATAGCTGCTCAGCGTGGACAAACAAGTACTACCGAATCTACTTCATTGTTCGGCACCTATATTTCTATTTTATCTGTAGGAATGAATATGGACATGAATGTTTTATATAATTATACTCCATTTCAAATATATGATACATTTAATAGATATACTGCTAAAATGGCTGATGATTTCTATCGTAAGATTGCTACTACGCCGTTGATGGACGTTTCTAAGATGGATGAACCTGATCCTTGGACTAAGAATCTATATGCAACGGCTACTTAATTTGGTTAATAGTTAGAAGCCTTGTCTAATTGTTAATAGATATAGATATATTGTTGCGCGTAACGATATATCAATATTAGTTTTGATGTTTTGGAAGGTAGAATTAATGACAATGTTGAAAGAACATGAAGGACTTTTATTGTCCCAGAACAATGATAAGACTTCGCCTGAAGAATTTAAAAAGGACTTTTTCAAAGTCTGGTCTAGTAATATGGCTTATATATTTGGTTTTTGGTGGGCCGATGGCTGTATCTACAGCGGTAAAATTTTTGATATTACAGTATCTAAAAAAGATAAATACATCATTAAGCAAATTGCTAGACAATTAAATTATAATGGTATTTTATATGATTTAGTAGACAAACAAGTTGCACGTATTAACTTTTGTTGTTCTGAATTGTATAATGATATTATTACTTTGGGTGGTTCTGAAACAAAATCACTATCTTCAAATTTTCCAAATATTCCAGATGAATATCTTAATGATTTTATTAGAGGATATTTTGATGGAAAAGGCAATATAGCAAAGATTAAAGGAAATAGAATTAATACTTCTTTTATTTGCGGAGAAAATTTTGCTAAATCCTTGAAAGCAAAATTAGAGCAAAGTGCTAATATTGTGGGTGGAAGTTATGACCTTGATAATAATCTACTCAAATTTGGAAAGAAAGATTCATTAAAGCTAGGAGAATATCTTTATAAAGATAATCCCAAGTTATATTTGGTTCGTAAAAAAGCGAAATTTTTCTAAGGAGGAAAAATATGCGTTTTGGCGTGAGCTTCTTGCGCCAATATACCTTATCCTGTTGCCGCGGGGGTCTATATTATAATATATAGGCTAACGGGGAATCTATAATGGAAATCCCGTGTCATTCCAATAGGAGCGATGTAGAGACTATATAATCTTAATAGATAAAGTAGGATTACTATTGGCACGTAATGCGAAAAAGGTATAGTATTACCAAGAGTAATACTAAGAGATAGTCCATTTTGTAATAAAATGAAGAGAAATTTGTGATGTTGTCTTTAAGGCACGTACAGACATGCAAATTGGTAACAAGACCTTCAAGAAGGGTCAGCCTGTTCTTTACATTGATACAGCTAAGACCTCCACACTTGAGGGTGCTGCAAATACTGTTTATGCTCAAGGCGGTAAGGGCAACCCCCGTCTTGTCGCGTGGGAAGGCGAAAGAATTTACTCAAAGTGACACTGGTACTCTTGCCTTCTAAAAAAATTCCTTGAATTGCGGGAAACTCTTTAGAGACTTGACAACTAAGCTAATATAGTGATATAATTAGTGGTGAAGTTAATTACTTCAGTATAGTAAAATCGTCAAGTATTAGACAATCCGCAGGTAAGTTGGTTACTTGGCACTAGAAAAAGGAGACTTAAATATGACTCCAAGTGAGATTAAGCCAGGAATGAGATTTGGAAATTGGGAAGTAATAGAATTTAGTCATGTTAATAAACATCGAATCAAATATTTTACATGCAAGTGTCTTGTCTGTGGCACTATTAGAGCTGTTAGGGGAACTGCCCTAATTCAAGGTATCTCTACCGCATGTAGTCGAGCTTGTCAAAATAGTTTAATTGGACAAACTTTTGGAGAATGGACAGTTATCGCGCAAGATAAAAGCAGACCAAGATATTGGATTTGTAAGTGTTCTTGCGGAACTATAAAAAGTGTTTTTGATGGAAGTCTAAAGCAAGGAACATCAAAGAGTTGTGGATGCAAGAAATCTATAGACACTAAGAAAAGACATGCTGAAAATGCAGAGAGCCACATTGGTGAAAAGCATGGAAAACTAACTTTATTGTCTTGTTATGCAAAAAATGATGCATATTGGTATCATTGCATGTGCGATTGCGGCAATGAAGTTGATGTCTTAGGTAAGAGAATTTTTTCAGGAACAACAGCGTCTTGCGGTTGCATTGATTCTAAAGCAAATGCTGAAATGGATAAAGTTCTTACCAGATTAAACATCCCATTTAAAAGAGAATATAGATTTGAAAGCTGTTTAGATAAAAGACCATTACCATTTGACTTTGCTCTTTTTAATAATGAAGATGAACTAATTGGATTGATAGAATTGAATGGTTCCTTACATTATTCTACTACTGGAACTAGTTGGGATACTCCAGATAGATTAGTTTACCAACAAAAGCATGACTATATTAAAAGAAAGTTTTGTGAGGATAACAGAATTCCATTTTTAGTTATTCCATATCAATTTTTTAATGAACTAGAAAAATTTTTAGTTACTTCTGATTTCTGGCAAATTGTAACCAAAAACTTCAACGACTAAGTGCCTTTTTATAAGGACAGTGAGGAACGCCGATAGCATAACGGCGAAGATATAGTCTAATCACAATAGAGATATTGTGAAAACCTAACAAATTTTTAGGGCACCTAACAAAAAATTATGCGTACCGTCACTTTCACAGTCGAAGATGCCCTAATTTCACCAATCAGCTTTGCTATGCTTACTGGTGCTGGCCTTGCCAACTTCACCGATGCTGACAAGCAAAACAAGATTAATATTCACACCACTTTTGACCTACCTATTCTTGCTGGTGGCGAAGTTCATATTGATCATTCAACCGCCCAAGGTGGTATTAGTACCGCTGACGACCGCTTCAATATTGTTATTAGTGAAGACGTACCTATGTATGGCTTTGTTCTAGACAATACTGGTGCGGGTGTTGTTCCAGTTGGTCCAATTACCTCTGCTTCTGGTCCTAACCCAGTTGATGGTGTTTATACTATTACTGAGAATGACGATCTAATTATTCAGAATGATACTCTTGCTGAATATGTCGGCAAGACTGTCCGTCTTGATTGTTATGCTCAGCACACTGGTGGCGCAACCGAGATGACCATCGATGCCGAGAACTTTGCTGGTAACTACTACGTTGAGGCTTCTACCCTCTTCCGTGACCAGTATACCGCTCAGGATATGCCTGCTGAGATTGTTCTTCCTAACGTTAAGATTCAATCTAACTTTACCTTCAGCATGGCTAACACTGGCGACCCCAGTACTTTCACTTTCACTATGGATGCCTTCCCTGACTATACCAACTTTGACAAGACCCACAAGGTCTTTGCCGCAATCCAAATCATCGGTGAGGAGAACATCGCTCCTACCGTTATTGCAGCAGATGGCGAAGTTGAGGAGACTGACTGAAGTGAACCAGTAGATAATTCTACTGAAGAACCATCACAAGAAGATACTACTGAACCAGTAGTAGACGATAGTGATAAGAAAGAAGAAGAATCTGATAAACAAGAAGAAGTAACTGAACCTGTTGAAAAGACAGAAGAAGATACTGAATCAGATGATTCTGATTCTACTTCTGATGATGAGTAGGAATCTACTTAATTAAACTCTTAAGGGAGTGCCTACGGGGACTCCCTTTTTTTATTACCTATTGGTAATAGGTAAATAGTATTATTAATAGATAATAAAAAGGAGGTTAAAAATGATATATGCAAATTATGTACATTATCGTTTTAGTGATTACTATGCTAAAGATATTGCAACTGTAAAAACTATGGATACATTAATGAATTATAATGTAAATTTTCAAGAGAAAAAAATGAATTTAATGATGGAATGGAGAAGTCGTAAAATTCAAGCTATGAATGATTCTGATATAAACAATTTAAATGATTTTAATTCTCTTATAGAAGAGTATGGAGATAGTAGTAATCTCGGACAAAATATGCAAAAGGCATGGGATAATGCCAATAGATTAGAAAGCAATAGTAATACAGTTAGTCCGCAAGTAGCATTTAGAAACGCATTGAATGAAGCTATGGAAGATCTCCAATTTAAAGGTGATATAAAATCACTAAAAGCAGTAGAAGGAAAAATTGAGGAAAAAGCTCAAAAGGTAGTTGATCTCTGTTACACGAATTTTTCCGAATCCATGACAAACATTAGTAATTCATTGGCAAATTTATTAAATGACCCTGGCACCTTAGCAGATTATGCTCAGTCTTTAATTAATAGTTATCTTCAAAAAAAAGGTGGGAATATAAAGGACAATATGATAGCCACTTCTATAATGAAAGATGTATTAACGAGTGGAGGAATTAAAGCATTAAAAGTAACGCCAGGCACGTATGAGGATTTAGGATTAGCTTATAATCAAGCGATATTATTATTAACATCTTTTGGGGCTATTGAATCTAAGACTGAGATAGGAACGCTTGACTATAATAAAACTTATACTATTACCCATAGTCGAGGAAATAAAACTTCTAGAGTCTCTGGGGCTGAATTATTTCAAAAAATTGCACAAAAACTGGGTGGATTTTTAACAAATGTTAAAGGAGATTTTGGAGAGGTTGCATGGCTACAAGCAATTTTGAACGGACATGTTAAGACTTATCAAAGTATGGATCAAATGTGTGGAGCTAAATTTTTTAACAATAGTAAGACTGGTATATTTTCAGGTATTACATCAGATGGATGTCATGTTCTTATTCAAGGAAAAGTTGTTGGAGATTCTCAGATTGATACAGTAGAAGGTAAAAGGGTATCAAAAGGCGACGTAATGCTAAATATAAACAAAGACGGAGCAAGTTTGGCAGTTGGATATTCGATAAAAGATTATACTACCAAGATTACTAATGGTAATGATAGTATTTCTCATATCAGTCTTGTTAGTGGAACTAGTTTTTTAAATGCTTATAATAAAACAGTTGAAAATAGTGAAAATTCTATGAATTATCTTTATAATGTTATTTCAGGTTGGCGTGGAAAAGGATATACAGAAAAGGGTAAGAAATTTAATTTTGATGATTCAGAAATAGATACTAGGTGGCAAAATATTGTTACTTCTACTGCTATATCAAATTTTCTAGATGCCTTGGTTGGTGTTAGACAAGAAAAATATAATTATTCTGCTGGAGCATTAACATTTTTTCTAGTTGTAAATGGTAAAATATATCCTGTAGATGAAATATTAAGTAAACTTACTATAAATAATATTAAAGGAACGGTTTTTTCTAGTGATATAAAATCAATTAGCATTAGGTCTAAGTTCTGTAGAATGAATACATGGTTGAGTCCTGAAGAAGCAAAAAGAAGCAGAAAGAAAGATGATAGTTTAGCTGAAACTCGTTCTGAATTATCGGTGACAAGAATTGAGACTCTTTTAAAAACTGTAAAGTTACAAGTTACTTTAAATAATTTATTAGAAATGTTTAAATAAATAAATTGACTTATTATAAATATTATGATATAATAATTTATATTATTAGAGACAAAAGGAGGTTCTATGTCAATTAACATTGAAATGGAAAAGAATCGTACTATTAGTAGTCAAGAAGCATATGATGTTGTACAATTTGCAATTGCGGTGGCTGCTAGTGATAATGTAATTGATAGTTTTGTTTTTAGTCGTTCCCTTTATATTGCACTAGCTCTTGTTCTATATCCAGAACGTAAGGATGAAATTAGTGCTCATGTAGAAGACGGAGCTTTGCAAGTATGGGATATGCTTCTAAAGGATGGAACTATCGATGATATGCTTACAAATTATTCAAGTGATTGTGATTTTGTGGCTGAAGTTGGAAATGAAATGTTTGAAGATTTCTGTAAGTACAATGATTCTTTCAGAGGAATTATTGATGCACTTTCAACTATTATTAGCGATTCAGTATCTAATCTTACTGGTGAACTTAAGCAAATTACAGATAGTAAGGAGCTTAAGCAAGTTCTGCAGCTCGCAGCCAAGCTTGGTATTCAGCCAGATATTACCCCAAATGAATCAAAGACTAAGTTAGTACAGTAATTTACCTTGGTCAAAATTTAATTATTTTTAATAGCCTACTTTTATATAAAGTAGGCTATTTTTTTATGTCTATGCGGCGGGTGTAGCATTGGACTCAACATTAGCCGCACATAATTTAAATTGCTATATAGTATTTGTTACTATTGGACATAAAAGGAAAAGGAGAGTAGCTGTATGGCAAAATATTCCAATTCACTTGAATATCTAATTAGTACAAAATTAGATAAGACAGGTATCTCTCAATTACAGACAGAATTAAATAAAGTACAAGATAAGTTAACTAAGCTTGGTAGTGCTAGTATTCTTGATAGCAATAAACTTAGTGAAGCTAGAAATGCTGTAAATAAACTTAGTAATACCTTTAGTTCTTCATATGATTCATTGACCAAAGGATTAGATTTTACTAAAGTTTCTCAGGGTTTAAGTGGATTAAGTGGAGATAGTAAAGCTTTATCAGATGCTTTTGGTAAAACTGGCATTGCTGGTAAAAATGCATTTACTGAAGTATTGACTACATTAACAAAGTTTAATTCTGGTACTAAGCAGGTAAGTAGTACTTGGGATAAAATGATGAATACTGCTGCGAACACTGTTCGTTGGGGTGCGACAGCTAGTGTTTTTCAGACAATTCAAAATACAATTTACCGTTCATGGGAATCTGCTAAAGAATTAGATGCAACACTAAATGATATTCGTATTGTTAGTGATTATAATGCAGAAGATATGAAAGCTTTTGCTAAATATGCTAATGAGGCGGCAGAAGCACTTGGACAAACTACTACTGCATATACAGAAGCTAGCTTGATTTTCGCACAGCAGGGTTATGATCTTGACACTTCTAATACTCTTGCGGACATTACACTTAAAACTGCAAATGTAACAGGTCAAGATACTTCTGAAGTTTCAGAACAGTTAACTGCTCTTTACAATGGTTTCCATATTAATGTTGAAGAAGCAGGTGCAGCAGAAGAAGCAGTTGATAAATTAGCAAAAGTCGCGGCAATCGGTGCAGCAGACCTCGAAGAACTAGCTACTGCTGAGTCTAAAGTTGCATCTTCCGCGTATACTCTTGGTGTATCGCAAGACCAATTAGTTGCTCAAATTTCAACAATTATTTCTGTTACCCGTGAATCCGCTGAGACTGTCGGTAACTCTCTCCGCACTATCTATGCCCGTTTAGCAGACTTGCAACTTGGTGAGACTGCTGATGATGGAGCTACTCTTGGTGAAGTTTCAAGTCAGTTAGAAAAGCTTGGAGTTACTGTTCTCGATGAGTCTGGTAATCTTCGTGATATGGGTGATATTATTGAAGATTTGATGGGAAAGTGGAATGGTTTAACTACTGCTGAGAAGCAAGCTGCTGCAGTTTCATTAGCTGGTAAATATCAGTATAACCGCTTGATGACCTTAATGGAAAATCAAGACATGTATAATGAGCAGCTAGAAGCTTCAATCAATGCTACTGGTACTCTTCAAGAGCAGCAAGATATTTATATGGAAAGCTTCGCGGCGAAAGCTGCTCAAATGCAAGCTGCCGCGCAAGGCATTTTTGATACTATATTTTCTACTGACCAGTTAAAACCAATAATGACTGGACTAACTGCTATACTTGATTTAGTTAAAAATATCATGGGTACAGCCTATGGTGATGCTTCTAATTATGGTGCATTGGCTGGACTTGGTGGTTTTGCACTAAAAGCAATGAAAAATCCAATTAGTAGCGCAATGGCAAAGAGTTCGCTAAATAAAGAAATACGAGCACGAGATAAAGAAAATCTTGAAGTTGGACCAGACGTGCAAGAAGAATTTATATCATTGGCGAATAATGATCAAATAAATCAAGAAGTTGTTGAACAGTTTAAAGAATGGAAAGTTAAAGCTACTAATTATGCTAAGTCTCTTGGATTCACTGAGCAAGAAAGACAAGAGTGGGATAATGCTATCAATGAATATGGGAAAGCATTGCAGGCACTTGATACTTTGAATGAGGAAGTAGACCAAGATATTGAAGCAAGAATTACAGAAATTTTAGAATTAACTGCGGGTCAAGAAGGAGCACCAACAAGAGAAGAACTTCAAGGGAATGTTGATTCAAAAGGTTCTAACAGAGAAAAATTACAATATCTTATTGAAGAGAAAAGTGCTCAAGAAATACAAAGTATACCTCAATCTAAAGCTAAAGAAAGACTTAAAGCTGGATATAGTAAAGAGATAACTAGATTATCAGCTTTAAATAATGAAGTATCTAAAGTTGCAATGGGAGATTTTAACCTTTCTGTTTTTGGAGACGAGCCTGGTCAACTAGTTTCTAATGAAAAACTTCAACAATATAGTATTGAACAATTACAAAGCATTAAGCAAGCAATTAACAATAGTATCGAGAATTTAATTCAAGATAATCCAGATACTATTTCTGAAGATAGTACTTTTGTAGAAAAATTAAAAGAACTAGCTGATTTATATACTGCAAGTGGCAAAAAATTAGATGACGAAGCTATTGAAAAAATTGAAGAAAAAAAGAAAGAAGTTCAAAAAGCTTTTAATAATGAAATATTAAGCTCAAATTCATTATTTGGCTCAAGCACCGTCTATGATGAACTATCAAATAATATATTGCCTACTAGACAAGGTTCTTTGTTAAATAATAAAGATTTATCTCAGAAAGAGAAACAAGCAAATCTTGAAAATATTGAAACAAAATATGGAGTTATTTTAGATAGTAACGAAGAACTTAAAAAGGCTTATAAGAAATTAGCTAATGCTTATATGGCAGAATCAACTGATATTAAGGCTTATCAAGAACAATTAGATAAAGCTACTGAAGAATTTGATACAGTCCTTAGTAATTTTGCTAGTAAAAAGCTAGATATGAGTGAAACTAAAACTGGCGGAAAAACCAGTACTCAGCAAGAGAATGAAGACAAACAATCGATGCAGCATGCTGGAGCAGTAGATTCCGGTGCGGCTAAGAAAGCAGCAGATAGTGCAAGACAGGGAGTCGAAGACCAGATAAAATTTGCTGGGATAAGGCAACAAAAGCAAGATGTTGTAGAGTTAACTGCATCTGTCACTCAACTGTATGGGGCATGGACAAATATTAAAAATCTATTAGATACACTATCCAGTGATGATGTGTCAATGGGTGATAAAATATCTGCCGTTATACAAACTCTAGTTGTACTACTTCCAACTTTAGCTAGTGCTTCTGGTGGATTTGAAAAATTTCAATCTGTTATGCAAAATTTGCAAAAAACTTTTAGAGAGCAAAAAGAATCAATAGAACAAAGCAAAACTTCTACAAAGGAATTAACAGAAACAGTTAAAGAAGAAACTACTGCTGAAGAATCGCACTCTACTGCCATACAAAACAAAACAGATGCTGTAGAAGAGACTACAGAAGCGGTGAAAGAAAATACTGAGGCAACAGCAGAAAATTCTTCTAAAGATGATACATCGGCTTCTGATTCTACTAAAAAAGATACAGAAGCAATAAAAGAAAATACAGAAGCAATAAAAGAAAATGTTGATGCTGTAGCAGAACAAGAAGATAATCCAATAGTAGATAACACAGAATCTATTGACAAAAATAGCCAAGCATTTGAAAAAAATAATCAAATTATTGACAAGAATAGTAGTGCTCTTGATTCTAATATTGAAAAAAGAAAAGATAATACTTCTTCAGTAGATGATAATACAGATGAAATACAAAAAAGTACATATAATGTAGATGAAAATTCAGATGCGACTAAAGAAAATACAAAAGAAACAAAAAAGAATACTAAAGAAATTGATAAACAGACCAAGGCTACTAAAAAAGATACAAAAGCTACCAAAAAAGATACAAAAGCAGACAAAACCAATAATAAAGAAAATAGTAAGAAGTCTAGCGGAAAAGTAGATTATGAAAAAGGCGGCGGAAACGCAAAACAACGAAGAGCAAAAAGAAGAAAAGCTGCTAAAGAAGCCGCTCAATCTGATGATAAATCTAATGTAAAGTCAGTAAAGCAAGAAGTTCAAGCACAAGAAGAATTAAAAAATGCTGTTGATGAAACAAATAAAGCTAAAGAAAAACAATCTACTACTACACCACCTGATAATGCAAATATTATTCAAGCAGAAGTAGAAGCTACTCAAGAAAGTGCGGCAGCTTATGGTGATTTAAATACTAAAAAAGCAGAAGGCAATGATATTGATATTCAAAAATCAGAATCTAGTGCCGCATATATTGGCATGCTTGGCGCAGAATCTGAAGCTGCTTCTCAAACTAGTGCTGCATTGGCTGGTCAAGGAGAAGCTGTTAAGTCTACTTCTGATTCAGAAAAAGAAGCTACAAAAGCCGCTCAAGATTTAGTTGATATTAAAAAAGAAGATATTGAGACTACAGAAAAAAAGACTGGCGCAGTTGAAGGAAGTGTTATAGCCAGTGGAATGGAAGCCGCAGGAGCGGAAATTGATAAAGAAGCGCAAGAAGATTTAAATGAAGAAAAAGAAGAAGGAATTATTGTTTCTGCAGGTCAAAATGCAGCTAGTTTATTATCCACTATTGGTTTAGGACTAGAAGCCGGAGCTGCTACATTAGCTAAAGTTGCACAGGAAGGATTAAATGCAGCTATTAATGCTTTCCCTGGTATGTTTTTCATTACAATTCTTACCACTATTGCTGGTCTTTTGGGTGGAGTAATAGTTGATGGTATTACTGCTCTTGCAACAGCGGTTACAGACTATTTTGATAGTTTAGATCCAAATAATGCTGTAGAAGATTTGAATAATGAAGCACAAGAACTACAACAAACTGCTTCAGATATTTCTTCTGAAATTTCTGAAATTAATTCTGGAATTGAAAGCATTGAAAGTGGAAAAGAAACTCTTGAAGGATTAACCAAAGGTAGTGCCGAATGGTATGAACAACTTAATAATGTTAATCAACAAGTTCAAGATTTAATTGATAAATACCCAGAATTAGCTCAATATTTAACTGTAGATGAAAATGGGGCTTTAGGCTTTACAGAAGAAGGACAGGAAGCTGTAGTAGCTGAAAAACAAAAACAAGTTACTGCTGCTACTACTGCAGCTGCAGCCACAAAAAAGCAAGCTATTGATAAGCAAGCTGAAGCAGACCAATATAATTTTGCCAATAGTGATGAAAACAGTTTCGCGGCTACTAAAACAATAACTAGAGAATATAATCTTAATCAGCCTGGTGTTTATGGCAGTACTCAAAAATATACTACAGAGACTACAACAGATACTAATGTTTCATTGACCAGTGATGAAATCTCAAGTATTACAGATTATATTGAAGGACTTGATGATATTACTCAAGCATCTGCTGAAGAAGTCCAACAAATGCTTAGTCAAAATGATCACCAGAACGTTAATTTAGATACATTAGCAGATTCAATAGTAAAAGCAATACAAGAAGGAAATTTTGGTAGTGCTTCTCCAAATAGTGATGAAACAAGAGAGACAGAAAAAAATAGTCAAGATGTTATATCTGGTACTGCTCTTTTGAGCCAATATACTGATGGAGAAAATGTTTCTACCGCAGCCGCGCAAATAGCTGGCAAAGCACTCAATGATGAAATTGCTTCTGTTAGTGCTGAGATGAAAGATAGCTGGGAAAATTCTGATTTTGACGATTATGTTAATCAGATGACTGGCGGAGAAGGAAAAGTAACAAGCTATAATAAAGATAATTTAACCTATACTGACGCCGAAGGTGAAGAACAAACTGTTTCTCTTGATGCGGCAGCAGACTTTTTGGCTGCGGCAAAAGTGCAAGAAGAATCAGCTGAAGAAATTGCTCAAGCTTCACTAGACTTTCAAAATGGTATTGAAACTGCGAATTATAATGGAATACTAGGAGATAATGGCTCAGACTTTCTCCTAGAAGGTGCCGCGAACAGTGGTGAAGTTGGAGAAGGCACAACATTTGATTTTAGTGAATTAAGTAGTTCAGCTCGTGAAGCTCTAGCAAGCGGTGATTTTGAGTTAAGTGATTTAGGTATTTCAGAAGAAGATGTTACACAATTTGGCTATGAAACTGGTGAACAGCTTAAACAGGCTTTAATTGACGGAGCAAAAAATTATAGCTCTGACGTAGGAGTAGAAGATTTAGTTGACGCTGCAGAATTTACCGATGCGGACGTAACTGCTTTACAAGAATCTCTAGACATGACTTCAGATGAATATGATAATTTAGTATCTGCTATATATGCAACAGATAGTGCTTTTGCTTCTCAATGCGATAGTATTAATAATAGCATCGACAGCTTGGAATCAACTAATGCAGAATTAACTAGAGACAATAAAACGCTCGATAAAAATAGTCAAAAGTACAAAGATAATCAAAAACAAATTGAAAAAAATAACAAAACAATAGAACAATATCAATCTATTTTAAAAAAGCTTCAAGCTGCTCAAGTTAAACAAACTAAAGCAGCACAGAAATTATCTGATACTTTTGCAGACGCTAAAAAAGTATTATCAGATACTTCTTCTAGTGCTTCAGATGTTGCAGATGCTATTTCTGATATAAGTGGTCCATGGGGCGATATTTTAGATACAGATTTTTCAGATTGGAGTAATGAAGCTAAAACAGCTTTCTTTACAAATACTGAAAACCTTAAGTTAATGGAAGAAGCACTAAATGGAAATGATGAATCACTTCAAAAATTAAGAGCTAGTGCTGCTAAGCAAGTTCTTGTAGATATGAAAATTTGTACCGATGGTAATGGTAATTTAACAGAGCAAGCTCAAAATTTAGTTGATTTAGCATCTGCTTCAATATCAAAGATTGAAGCTGGAGCTACAATTGAAGATACTCAATATTTAAATGAACTTGTTAATATGCTTAAACAGACTGGTGCAACTGCTGACGATATTAATACGATACTGGGTAATTTAGGCGTAGGAATTGAATCTATTACTTATAAAAAAGTACAAATACTCAATGATAACGGTATTCCAGAAAATATAGAAGTAGTAGACCAGGTTGTTTATAAAAAACTAAGTGATGCTAAAACTTTATCTGATAATTATACTCCATCTTCAACTAGCCCTGGTGGCTCTGGTGGCTCTGGTGATTCTGGTGATTCTGGTTCTTCCTATGACCCTCAAACAAAAGATGAAATTGAAGATGTAGCAGATGCCTATAAAGAAGTTGATGCTAGTATTGAACGAGTCAATGCAGCGATGGATAGACTCCAAGAGAAGCAAGATAGACTTACTGGTAGTGATTATGTAGAAAATCTTCAAAAACAAATTGCTTCTTATGAAAAACTAATTGCATTAGAACAAGAAAGAGCTAAGATTGCAGAAGCTGAAGCCGCATCTGGTAAAGCTAAACTTGAAGCGATGGGCGTTACTTTTGGCGAAGATGGTATTTCCACTAATTATCTTGAAATTTATAATAAATATAAGGAAAATATTAACTCACTAATCCGCACTTATAATGCTACTACTACAGAAGATGGTCAAGATTCTCTAGAAGAACAAATTGAAGATGCACAGGATGCTTTTGATAAATTCCAAGAGACATACGACCAGTATCTAGATGACTTAGGTGTTTATGAAGATGCAATAGCAGCTGCAGAATCTTATTATGATGCAATTATCGATGCCCAAATTGAAGCATTAAAGAAACAATTTGAGTTTATTGACGGTGTTAAAGACCTTAAAGAACAAATGATTGCGGTCAAGAGAGCTTTATCTGGAATTAGTTCTGATGATGCCTTCCAAAATGGTCTTGATACTATCGAAAGATTAAGTAGCTATTATATGAACGCAGCAGATGCAGCGACTTATTATGGTGATAAAGCTGCTGAAGCAAATTCTAAGGCCGCGGAGTATGCTGAAAAGGGTATGGATAAAGTTGCTGCTTATTGGCAAGAACTATCTGATTCCTATACTCAGAAAGCTACTGATGCTGCTAATTATACTGGCAATCCCAACGATTTATATGCTGGTTACT